GGTCTACGATTTTGTTGTCTTTCTTCTGCAAGTGTTAACGCACCAGAAGGTGCAGGATAATCAACAAGAATATGACTTTGACCATAAGTAAGAGAACACATCAATACTCTTCTTGCATATTCATCTAAATCTGATTTACAACCATCAACGTCCATTTTGAACATTTCTGTCCAGTATGGATCGCCTGTTAAGGTTATTGGCTTTCTAAGTACTAAGCCTGTGGCTGCTCTTATTAATCTTTGTGTAAACGGACTAAATACTGCTCTGTTTACTCTAGCTAAATAAGCATCGTAATCTTCTCTTGGCTCTAATGGTAAAAATGCCTCACTGTTTGTTCTTAAGTAATCAGTGCCTTCACTAACAGCTTTCATTATTTCCCAACCCTTCATCATGTCTAAAACAGCCCTCGTGCGAGTAAAAGGACTGTCGACTCCACCTACTGAAGTAGAAGAAATGATGTTGGTTCGTATTGGGCCTGGGATTGCATAAGTCATTTACGACACCTCCATTTTTTTAATGCTAAAGCCTTTCTAGTAGGTTTACCATTCTTTTCCATCGGTCCAGGCATTCCAGACATTCTTGCACAAAAAGATTTACGTCTTTTAGCTGCTTTACTACCTGCTTTTACTGTGCCCGTAACTGGAGCTTTTAAATTACTGCCAGTAGCAGCATTATATTTGGCTCTACCTTTAGCAGTTAATCCACCAGATTTAGATTTCTCTCCTCTACCTACACTTAAATTTACTTGTTTACGTTTTTTCATTTTCCTACCTTTTTCATGGTCATAGTATGAGCTTCAGTAAAAGTTTTACCTTTTAACATTAACTTCCTCATCTCTTCCATGTGTTTTCTGGTATGAGTATTTTTCTTCTTATGCCTAGCTAGTGCATCTTCCTGTCTTTTAGTAAGTCCTTTCATTTCTTTTTCCTCTTTTTCTTCTTAGCATTTAGCTTTTTTAGGTCAGCACCAGTAATCTTATCCCGTGGTGGTGCAACAGCAGCCAGTTTACGCTGTTTTGCAGAATAAGATTTCTTAGGCATTAGATAGCAGAAGTAATAGCACCAGTAGTTACAAAACTAACTGAAACTGTAGAAATATCTCCAACAGTAGAACTAAAAGAAGTTCCTGTGATAATTCCGTTAAAACTTACTTTTTTTGTACCTGATGTATCTAAAAATAGGTTAAATGAAGCATCGCCAGCATCTTCTGCTGTTAGTACGTCACTAATAATTTCAGCAGTATTATCGCCTGATGTTGCTGTATAAAGAAGATCAACTGTTCCAGAACCAGAAATTAAACTTCCTACAAAACTTCTTGATGTTGCACCATGAGCAGTAGTTTCTAATGTGTCTTTTGTTGTATCTAATGTCCAAGCTGTTGTAGAAGCTATAGCTCCAACTGATCCAGTTCCGTTATCAAATGATACAGAGCCTTCTTCACCACGAAAAAATGCCATGATTTACTAAAAAATTTTACTTATACGACTATATTACCTTGAAACTGTAACTTTCACAGTTATTTTTTCTTTTTAGTTGACTTTTTTGTAGCTTTTTTCTTTTTACCTTTACGCATAGAAGCAACATATCCCTTACATCTAGCTAATGCATGATTTGAGGCCATCTTTAACTCCTTTTTTTAGCTTTTTTGCGTCTATGTTGATATGTTATCTTCTTACTACCTGTTTTGGCACGTTTAAATCTTGCTTTTTCACTTGATGACATTTCTTCAGTAGTCTTAGGTGTCTTACTTGAGACACGTTTACTTGGTCTACAAGCTGGATAGCCTCGCTTTTCGCCCTTTTTTCGGCCACATGGTTTGCCAGTTTTGACATCAACCCAATTCTCCTTAAACCAACGGGTTAAACCGCCACTACTTCTTGCCACGTTTCTTTGCCTCAGTGCGATAAGTTCCACCACGTTTTTTGTACTCTCGTACAAGCCACGCATTTGCATAAGCACTTGGGTAAACCTTGAACTTACGCTTGGCTTCTGACTTTACCCTGGAGTATAAAGTTTTATTTACAGGAACATTCGCCACGTTTTTTACCTCCTTTCTTCTTTTTCTTCTTCTTTTTCATTCCTGTATGGTAAGGCATAGTAAGAATTAGGTAGTTCTTAGTATATTCTAAACGAAGTTTGGCCTAGTGTCTCTGGCTTCGCTAAATTAAATTGCTGCAAACATAAATACCCGAAAGCATCAAACGCATGATCTACACCCAAGTTCTTATTTGGTAAGCCTGTATTTGGTGCGTAAGTTAAAGTTCTTAATGCTTTTATTAATTCTTTACATCTTGGGTGGATTAATGTTCGCCTTTCTCCATTTGCATCGTACAAAGCCGTATTAACTGAAGTAATCTTATCTCTAATTTTCCACGGGCTTTTTGGACTCATAACTGTAAATCCAGACCTCCTCAGAATATTGTGGTCCGTAACTCCAACCCCACTTGTTTTTCTCGCACTACCCGTAGGGTCTGGACACGCAATAATTCTCCTATCTACCCCATACCTTCTGATAACTTCCTCCGCAAAATCCCAGGTTGTAGCACCGCCCGTCAACATAACCTCATCAAATACATAAAGACAGTCGTTATGCTTTACCGCACAAATTCCTGCCATTGGGTCTACGTTAAAGTCCAATCCCAAAATTAATGGCAACATTTGTAAATCCTCCACCTCACTACTGATATTGTCATCGCCAAAACTTACCGCCACTAATCCAGTAAGATTTTCAAAACTTGCCTCGAACTCCTGCTTAAATGTTCTCTTATCTAATTGGGCCTTCGCTGCCTCGACTTCCTCGGCTGGAACATTGCCCCCGTCTATTGTGGTAAAACTCCACCTCCTCCAATCTCCACTCATATCTTCTGGAACGTAGCACCATAAATCATAGAACCAACTTGCCGTGCCATCGGGAGTAGAGATAAATAATGCCCAACCCTGTTTATCTGCTAATGCTGGCCTGATAACTTGAAACCATACGTCAGAATCCATGAAGGCTGCCTCGTCTAGTACTACTCCAGCTAAACTTCGGCCACGAAGAGTCATTGCATTTTCTGTTCCTTTCAGTTCAATCAGCGAGCCATTTATCAATTCGATTTTTAGATCGGTTTCGTTTTTGCTTTTTACCCAAGATAAAGGTACTAATTTTTTAAGTTCTTTCCAGGCAATGTCTTTTGCCATGCGATATGTAGGGGCACAATAAAAATAAGTTTCGCCTGGTCGTTTGATCGCTGCATTTACAAGTTCGATACAGGATAAGTAGGATTTTCCAAATCTTCTGCCAGCTACCAATACCCTAAATCTTTCTGCTGCATTGAACACCTCTCCCTGTGCCCATCTTAATGTTAACTTTTCGGCTGTTTTTGGACTCATGTAATACAGAATACCCTTAATTTTGGTTAATTTGCTAGTTTTTGTCGACTAATTTGCTATTTTAAGGTTATTATTCAATTAATAACATAAGTTTCAGTCCGTGACAGAAGCAATCTTACAGAATTTTGACGATAGATCCGTTCCAAAGAAGAGAAATCCAGGAAGATCTCCTGATATGGTTATAGAACAGAGAAGGCAGAGATTATACAAAAGACAGTTGGAGGGTCTTACTACGAGACATTTGGTACTGGAACATTCTTCTAGAGAAGGGGTTTGTGTAAAAACTGCTTGGAACGATTGGAAAGAGGTTAGTAAGTGGAATGAGGAGGATTGGCAGAAGGATAGAGAGAATATGATTTCTAGACTGCAAGCCATGAGAGTTAGGCTTTTTGATAAGGCTGTGAAGAAAGGGCAGTTTCAGACTGCTGCTCAAATATTAGATTCACTTGGTAAAGTAGTAGGGGAGAGTGTAGAGACTGTAAACATAAATGCTCCAGAACTAGCTATACGAATAGAAAATAAAACTGATAGTTGACACTATTGTAATACTGTACTATAATAAATAGTGTAGAAGGAAATAATTTTTAGATTTATCAGAAGGTTCAGGGCTCTGTCACACATCTGACACATTTCTGCAACACCTCCCCTCCCTCCAT